GAGTTAATATCAAGTTAACAAAAGAAGAACAAGTGTTTCTTAAAAAAGCAGAAGGTTGCGAAACATGGGACGATGTTGTAGAAGTTGCGAATGAGATTTACGAGTGGTCAAAAGAAAACGAAGAGAGAAACGAAGTCGATCAATCTATTTCTCAAATGTTTGATCTTGAAAGTGATGATGATCTAGAAGACGAAGAAGATGAAGAGAACAACGAAGAATATAATTCTGGTGATTCTGATGATGAAGAAGATGAAGAAGAAACAGATGATGCAGATATTTCTGGTGATCAAGACTCACTTCCAGATGTAGACGAAGATGAAGAAGAGACAGAGTTATTAGAAGAGAAACAAACTGGTAAAAAAGGTGGTAAAGGTTGGGATTATGATGATGAAGATGGTGCTAGAGAATCAATCACAGAGCACAATGCACATAACAACGAAGAACAATTTCTTGATGAGAATGCAGTTATTAGAACTTACTTTAATTTCAATGACAAAGTAGATTTAATTGATAAAGTTCTCTATCCATATAAAACTGTCCTGAAAGATTGGAAAGATTGGGAAAATCTAGAATTAGATGAAGACAATTACAGATACAAATACGAAAGTCAAGCAAGAGAAGTTTACAATGAAAAGTCAGAACTAGTTAGAGATTATATCAGAAATAAAAACAAGAAAATTATTTCTCACATGGCAAGAGAATTTGAAATGAGACAAACTGCAATGAGATCACTCAAAGCAAGAACTGGTAAATCTGGTGATCTGGACATGAACAAACTTGCAAAGTATCAGATCGTTGACGATATATTCAAACAAGTTACATATCTACCTGATGGCAAGAATCACGGTGTTAACGTGATGTTAGACTGGTCAGGTTCTATCAGTAATGAAGTCAGAGACTTGATCGAGCAATCTATTATACTTGCAGAGTTCTGTAGACTTGTCCAAATACCGTACAGAGTTTACTTGTTCTCAGATAACATTTCTGAAAACAAAGATGCAGATGATTATTCTTGGAGAAGTTCAGAAGGCAGATTAGTTGAAATGCTTTCAAACGAGCAATCAGGCAGAGAGCATCAACAAATGCTAAAAATATTATCAGCAATCTATTTCAACTTCTGGAAAGATTCAGTAAATCTCTGGTCAAAAGAAGATAAGAAAAAAGAGTTTGAACAAGCAACTAATATTGACTTAGACTTAGAAAGATACTACGCCTCAGATTTTGGTCCTTACAAATACAGACTTGGTGGGACACCTCTTGATCATACATTAGTCGCAATGAGAAAAATGATTGCAGACTTCAACAAAAATTATCAAGTTGAAAAATCAATCTTAACAGTAATCACAGACGGTTACTCACATCAATCTGAGTTCTTGTACGAACAAGATCAAGAGAGAGAAGAAGCGGCCGCACAATTTGGTGATGATTCTTATAGCACTTGGAGATACAGAAACAACTGGGAAAGATGGTTGCAAGACCCATACTCTGGTAAGTATCACATCTACAGAAACAAAAGTTCTGACTACGAATCAAACGATTGGAAACAAACTTCTAATCTATTAGAATGGATTGCTAGTGAGACAGGTGTTACAGTTACTGGTTACTTTGTATTCAGTAAGAAACATGAGTTTTGTAATATGATGAGATCATTACCTGAGACTAACTTCTACGATGATTTCGGTAAGATGTGGTTGGAAGTCAGAAAGACTGGTGTTGCAATCAAGACTAGAGGTTACAACAAATTATTCATGGTTTCTAACTCAACTCTCTCAGCATCTTCAGATGATGAACTATCTGATGATCTTGAGGGTGCAAAGAAAGGCAGAATACTAACTGCTTTCAAAAAGAATCAGAAGAATAAAACTACTTCAAGATTTTTAACAAATGAATTTATTAAGGAGATAGCATAGTGAGTACAATTCAAACAATTAATTTAGATAAGTTTCAAGATGCATTATACAACATAGGCGAAGGTCCATGTATGAAGTTCGATTGCGACAGACAACAAGAATGTGGCGATGAGAAGGTCGAGTGTAAAGCATTTAGATATTGGGTCAATAACGATAGTTATTGGACCAAACGAAAAGGTAAGAAAACATCTATTGATGTTGACTTGCAAAAATTACTTAAACCTATACAATAAGGGAGACTAATATGTTAAGGAAAAATGAAAAAGAATACATCTACGAGGAAGTACAAAAGTTTGCTTTTAATAAATCCAAACTAGATGATAGTAACAAGATTTTTGTTCAAATGCTTTTGAGTAAAGATTGTGCTACAAGTGTGGTCAAAGAGAAGGCAACTCTTCTTGAGATCGGATATAATACCACTGCTCATATGCACGGGTTTGATGGTGTCAGAGAAGAGGACAACAGGCAAGTTGAAGTCAAATCTGAAACATCTAATCCTGATTCAGGTAAGTATGGTAAAAAACTAAATGGTGGTGCTGGTTGGGGTACTAAAACTATGGCGACTTATAACAAACTGTTAGAAGAGAATCCATTATTAGTACACTCTGGGTTTACGCCAGATGGTAAATGTGTTTATGTTGCCGAAGTCGAGTTTAATAAAACTAAGATATGGGAACAAGTTAAGAAGTATGCAGAGAGTAGGAAGAAAGGTTCTAACTCAACTACTAAAAGTAATTTTAGAGATTGGGAAATGGCACCACTTACTGTACATTACTTCAATCCAAAATATGCAGATGAGCATATGACAAAAGATTTTGCTGATCTTATAACTTCAAAATGGAGAGAGACACAGAAGGACAAACTTATGCAAGAGTCCAAAGAAGATTTAGTAGAATTAATTTTAAATGGTGGTTGACAGTAACCACCATTTTTTTGTATACTATAAAAATGATGAGATTAACTAATATATTATTAAATAAGGAGACTGTATGAGAGAATATATTGAATTAGATGGTAAGAAGTTCCATCTTACACCAGATAGAACAGAGTTTCTATCAGAAGTCCAGAATAAATATCCTGGCAAAACTGTTTTTACGATAGATGAGATTGATAATCTATCGCAAAGACCTTACTGGTTGAAAAAGAAAAGATACCCGTTTGCTAACGAAACAAACACAGTATTTGATCTATCACCGTTGTTGTCTGTAGCACATGCTCCAGCAACTCCTAGACCCGCACCTGCGACACCACAGGTTGTTCCTATTAACAACTCAAACATGCCTGTCGCCGCTCAGACAGAGACTTTGAATATTATCGAAGATAATGTCAAGATCATACCTGAGAAAATGTCAAACTATGTTCCATTCGGACATTTCAAAGATGTTAAGAATATAATCAAATCGAAAATATTCTTCCCTGTTTTTGTTACTGGTCTTTCTGGTAATGGTAAAACATTGATGATCGAACAAGTATGTGCTCAACTTAAGAGAGAGTTGTTCAGAGTAAATATCACTATCGAAACTGACGAAGATGATTTGATGGGTGGTCATACTCTTCAAAATGGTAACATTACTTTCAGAGAAGGTCCTGTTATCAAGGCGATGAGAAAAGGTGCCGTACTTCTTTTAGATGAAGTCGATCTTGGTTCTAACAAACTTATGTGTTTACAATCAGTTCTTGAAGGTAAAGGTTACTTGATCAAGAAAACTGGTGAGTGGGTAACACCTGCACCTGGTTTTACAATTCTAGCAACTGCTAATACTAAAGGTCAAGGTTCTGAAGATGGCAAGTTCATCGGTACTCAGATCATGAACGAGGCAATGTTAGAAAGATTTGCGATTACAATGCAACAAGAATATCCTTCAGTTGCTATCGAAAAGAAAATTCTTTCTAAAGAAATGGCGTTAACTGGTGATGTTGACAAAGAGTTTTGTGAGAAACTTGTAGATTGGGCAGACATCATTAGAAGAACTTACTACGAAGGTGGTATTGATGATGTGATTACAACAAGAAGACTTGTTCACATTGTTAATGCTTTCAGAATGTTTAAAGACAGAATGAAGTCTATTGAAATGTGTATTTCAAGATTCGATGAAGAGACAAGATCATCAGTTATTGATCTCTACACCAAAGTCGATGCTGGTGTTAACATGAACGATGATGAAAACCCTCTTGATGAAACTGAGACTTCAGAGTATAATGAATACGATGAGAATGTTTAGTAAGAAGATTGACTACAAATATAACGAGGACAAACTCATAAAAGAGTTTGCCTCGTATATTGACAATACTTATGATCAACATTATTCACTCAACAAATACCAATCGACAGAGTTTATTATTGACTCAGGTCATGGTGAAGGTTTCTGTATCGGTAATATTATGAAATATGCACAACGATACGGAAAGAAAGGTGGCAAGAATAGAGCAGACTTGTTGAAAGTTTTGCATTATGCCTTGTTTATGTTATATGTGCACGACAAAGGAGACTTATGAAAATTAGTGAAGAAACCAGAAGTATCTTAAAGAACTTCGCAACGATTAACTCGGGTATTAAAGTCGATTCAGGTAATCAACTTAAAACAATATCCAATATGAAGAATATACTTGCAGTCGCAAGTGTACCAGAAACCTTTGATCAGACGTTTAGCATTTATAATCTAACAGAATTTCTAGGTGCAGTATCACTTATGGAAACACCAGATTATGAATTTAACGAACAGTCTGTATCAATATCAGATACAAATTCTGCAATGACTTACTTCTATGCAAGTGAGGGTATGGTAACTTCTCCAGAGAAGATGATCACTATGCCAGATGCAGAGATCAAAATTGATATGTCGTCTACACTTCTGTCCGAATTACAAAAAGCGGCCAGTGTTCTTGGTGTAAATGATCTTGTACTCAGTTCAGATGGTACAACTATCAAATTAGATGTTACAGATAAGAAGAATGCAACATCAAATACTTTCAGCAGAATAGTTGGTGAGGGTAATGGTGTTTCATATTCAATGAACTTTAAGATTGAGAATCTAAAAGTCTTAGAGGGTAATTATGAAGTGTTTGTTTCCTCAAAAGGGATATCAAACTTTAAAAACAAAGACGTAGACTTGGAGTACTTTATTGCACTTGAACCTGATTCAAAATATAATGTATAACATATATAAGAATATAAGTGTGATCAATGTGCCAGTCTCCGCATTGACCATGGGACTTGAGACATCTCATCAATCTTTGGGGTCTCAAGACGATCATTCGGAGGGGTTTGATCATCTATTATGAATAATAACTTTTTATACGTAGAAAAATATCGTCCTCAAACTATTGAAGACACAATCTTACCAGCAAATATCAAAAAATCATTTGAAGAATTTGTAACAAATGGTGAAATACCAAATCTTTTATTATCTGGTTCAGCAGGTGTTGGTAAAACAACAATTGCAAAAGCATTGTGTAATGAACTTGGTGCTGATTACATAGTTATCAATGGTTCAGATGAAGGTCGTTTGATCGATACACTCAGAACAAAAATCAAGAACTTTGCATCTACAGTATCACTATCTGGTGGTGCTAAAGTTGTAATACTAGATGAAGCAGATTATATTAATGCCGACTCAGTACAACCTGCATTGAGAAACTTTATAGAAGAGTTTTCTTCAAACTGTAGATTTATTTTTACTTGTAATTATAAGAATAGAATTATACCAGCACTTCACTCTAGATGTACTGTTATAGATTTTAATATCACACCAGATGAAAAACAAAGACTTGCATCTGTATTTTTAGCAAGACTTATGTTGATATGTGATGAAGAGAATATCAAGTATGATCAAAAAGTTTTAGTTGAACTTATCTTAAAATTCTTTCCAGACTTCAGAAGATGTCTGAATGAAGTACAAAGATATGGTGCTAGTGGTGTAATTGATAGTGGACTTTTAGCAACATTGTCCGAAGAAAAACTTACACCATTAATTAATATGATTGCAGAAAAAGATTGGAAAGGTATGAGAAAGTGGGTTGGTCAAAACTCAGATCAAGATTTCAATACCCTTTTCAGAAAGGTATTCAATGCACTTGAGCAAAGATTAGAATCATCTTCTATTCCTGCAAGTGTTTTGATCATAGCAGATTATCAATATAAATCTGCTTTTGCTATGGATTCTGAAATCAATTTTGTTGCTTGTTTAACTGAAATAATGTCGGAGTGTAAATTCAAATGACCCAATATAATGATAAAGTAGAAATGCAAAGACTTATTCTTCTTGCAGAAGAACATGTCGATACAGTAACTAATATACATGCACATAGCATAACTTCTATGTGGTACGAAACAGATAAAACTATTAAAGATGCAGTCAAAGGTGTAGTAGATACAACTTACATGGATGGCAGAATCGAAAGAAAAGTTTTAGAAACAGGCAAGAAATATATTTTAGTAGAAGGAAGAACAGGTGCAGACCTTGTTCAAGAAGTTACTAGAAATCTTGCAGACTCAGGTCAATCACTTGACTAAAAGAAATCCATTCGACTTTGTTAAAAACGTCAGTTATGACAAGGTCGATATTATGGTTGATGAGTTCGAAGAGAAGTCTTATCAACCATTTTTAACCAATAGGGCATTGTCCTACCACCAAGATGCAATTCACTTCATTAACGAAATGAACTGCAATCACCAGTTGGATAATCGTCTTCAGTATTCATTTTTAATAAATACTCTTAGAAAAAGAAGGCGATTTTCAAAATGGCAAAAACCTTACGAAAGTAAGAAATTAGATACGATCAAATCATTTTACGGCGTATCAACTCAAAGAGCAAAAGAGTATCTAGAGTTATTAAATGATAAACAATACCGTGAATTGAAAGAAAGTATGAATTTTGGTGGCACAAACAATGGACGAACAGATACTAGTAGATAATCTAGTCGAAATAAAATTTCAAGAAAAAGACGATTTTTTAAAGATAAGAGAAACTCTTACTCGTATTGGCGTTGCATCAAGAAAAGACCAAGAACTTTTTCAATCATGTCATATATTGCACAAAAAAGGTAAATACTACATTGTGCATTTCAAAGAACTATTCCAATTAGATGGCAAAACTGCTAACATAGATGAGTCAGATATTGGACGTAGAAACTCTATTGTCGATCTATTAAGACAATGGAATTTAGTCGAAGTTGTCAATCCGAGTCAGATTATTGAACCTCGAGCACCCTTATCTCAGATCAAAATAGTATCATTTAAAGATAAAGGAAACTGGAAATTGACTACAAAATACTCAATCGGCAACTCAAACAACTAAATAAAAGTCAGGAGGAGCAATTATGTTTCAAGGAATAATAGATTTTGTCATGGGGATTTGGAATCTTCTTATGATCGTTCCAATCATCATATCTATTTGTTCAGTTATCGTGTCTTTAACACCGACCCCAAAGGACGATAAATTATGGGCAAAAGTATACAAATGGTTAGAAGTCCTTGCTTTAGCAATAGGTAAAGCAAAAGACAAAAACCCTCTTTTAGATAAGTAACTTTTGTGATATACTAGTCGTACTAATATTCGAATAGGAGTAAATTATGGAATATTTTATTGGAGTGATTGTACTAATCGTAATCGGTGGTATAGTCTATAATGGAATACAAAGTGAGAGGGAAGTACTTCCCACTACACCTGCACCAGCACCTGCTCCAGTGGCAGATGCCAATGATAATGGTATAGTTTCTAAAGCAGAACTTAAGAAACTTACTAAAGTGCAGTTAGTCGAATTTGCTGATAAAAAAGGACTTAAGATCAAAAGATCAGGTACTAAAGCATCAGTTATTAACGACATACACTCACAATTGTAAAATCTAAAACTTAAACAATTGGAAGGGACTCGAAAGAGTCCCTTTTTTGTTTGAATAGTACAGAAAAAACATAAATAATCACGTATGGAAGATTTGTTATTATTAATCAATGAAGTGGGAATACCAATTGCTGGATCGATTGTAATGGCATTTTTTATCTTTCTTACACTACGTTACATCTTAGAAGGTGTAGCAGATGACGTGAAAACATTAACTGGTATGGTATCGATGTTAGAAGACAGGGCCAGAGTGATGAATAATGAAATTATTAAGATTGATTTACTAATATCTCAAGCATTAGAATTGCAACCTGATTTAGATAGAGTTGCAAGAAGTGAAAACTTCATAGAAGATGGAAGTATCGATGCTAGGAGAGATTAATGGTCGAAGAGATAGTTAAATTAGTAGACGATTTTGGATTTCCTGTTGTTATGTCTATAGGTATGGGGTACTTCATCTATTTCATTTGGAAATATGTTACTGAAGAATTAGAACCCAAAATTGATAAGCAAAGAACTACACTTATCAAATTGATTGATCAAATGAGAATGTTAGATCAAGATCAGATACGTCTTCAACAAAAGTTGAATACGATATTAGAAATAAGAAGGAATCAAAAAAATCGTGAAAAAAGAAATAATAAGTCTTAGTATACTATTAAGTTTGCCAATCATGGCAGATGAAATCAAATTTGGATTTAAGAATCCATCATTTAGTGGTATTGGTACAGGTGCACATTATCTGACCATAGAAAACCAAGAGTTCTCAAGAAAAAAACAAATCGAAGATGCACTTGAGTCTGCTAGAAAGGCGGCCGAGAGAGCAGAAGAGAACACGACCTTAGCAAAATTTATCAGAAACCTCGAATCGAGAATCTATGCACAATTTGCCAAACAATTAGTCGAATCAATG